CGGATTGTTCCTGGAATCCCCTGGCAGATTACGGTGTGAAGGCCAGTATGTCTGGCGGGGAATGGAAGGTCTGGTGCGCTGTGGCAAGGTCACCGCTATTACACAGGACTCGCGTTTCCACCGTGGCTTAAATCGCGAGTTGGCGATCTGGCGTGGAGATTTTGAGCGTACGGCTTCTGGGTTCTGTGGTGCCACCCTTATCGGCAACTCAGGTAAGGGGCCCGCCATACTGGGTATCCATGTGGCAGGCGGCATTACCAGAGAAATCGAGAGTACGCGGATTGACAAGAGCATTGTTGACCGTGCTGTTGCTCATTTCGGACTTCCCATTATCTCTCCGAATAGCTTACATTTGGCGGAGAACCATGCTATACAGGCTCTACACCCCAAATCCATTTATCGCTACATGGAGGGGAAAGTGCAGGTTTATGGTTCTCTTCCGTTGCGACCGACGATGCGCTCTACCGTTGAACCAACGGTGCTTGCTCCAGCTCTAGAAGCCCGAGGGTGGGTCCAAACCCACGGTGCTCCTGTGATGAAGGGGTGGCAGCCCTGGCGAGTTGGGATAAAACCGATTCTGGAGCACTCGGGTGCTATTAGAAACGACATCTTGAAGCAAGCTTTTGAAGCGTATATGGCGGACATCTTGCGGAAAGTCCCCGAGGAGGAACTGAATTCCCTGCAGATATTAGAGCATTTGGAGGCTCTGAATGGAGTTCCGGGTGTAAAGTACCTGGAGGGGATTAATCGCTCTTCCTCCATGGGTTACCCTTGGCAGTGCTCCAAGCGTGGCGTGTTGGTTACCCTTGAGGATGAACGTTGGCAGGATGGCGTTACGTTTAAGCAGGAGGTGTGGGACGAAATTTCCGAAATGATTGCCACCTACGAGAGCGGGAAAATGGTGAATCCCATCTTCGTTGGGCAGTTGAAAGATGAGGCTGTCGAGCATCGGAAGATCGTTATCTGCAAGACGCGAATATTCTTCGTGGGTTCGGGAGCCTGGACCATAGTGATGCGGAAATGGTTTCTTAGTTTTGTACGTTTGTTTCAGAGATACAGAACTGCGTTTGAGGGCATGCCCGGGCTGTGCGCTCAGGGCCCTGCCTGGGGGAAGCTATACGACCACCTCACGCGGCACGGTACCGATCGAATGTTCGCTGGGGATTTCAAAGCTTATGATAAGGTTCTAGAAGCGGTACTCACTCTATATTCCTATCGTGTGCCATTCGAATTGTGCAAGAAAGCGGGTTGGTCGGAGGATGAGCTTCGAATCATGTGGGGAATGGCTGAAGATGCCTCTTACCCTGTTGTCCTTGCGAATGGCGATTTGGTGAGATTTGAGGGCTCCAATCCATCGGGCATCTCCGTTACCGTCATCATTAATTGCATTGCGCATAGCTTGCTCATGCGCTACGTGTACATTCTCGCGAATCCGGCACATGAAGCAGAGACTTTCCAGAGTAATGTTACGCTGGTGACCTACGGCGATGATGACGTGGGAAATGTCTCACCCACGGTAGATTGGTTTAACCACACGGTCATCCAAGCGCAGCTCGGCTTGATAGGAATATCGTACACCATGGCGGATAAGACCTCGGATACTCGTCCCTTCGTGAGTATGGACGAGGTTGAGTTTTTGAAACGCAAGTGGATCTGGAATGAGGAAGTCCAAGACTACTTTGCACCACTGAGTGAGTCTAGTATCAAGAAAAGGTTGATGATCGGTG